AAGGGTGTTCGCTGGTGGGGCTTTTCCCGCACCACCTACCAGGCACTACTCGACGTAGTGCTTGACCCAGAATACGGTGATATCACCGACACAGAGAAGGGCACTGACCTTCGCATTGATTACGGAAAGAAGCAGGGTCAGTCATTCCCAACAACTGATGTCCGTCCAATGCGCCGCACTAGCGTACTAGCTGAAAACGATGAGCAGGTAAATACTCTCTTGCAATCGCTTCCCGAGGCAGATACTGTCTTTGAGAAGACAACTTACGAGCAGTGCGAAAAGGTTCTCGCCGAAACACTTGGTGAGCCAGCAGACACTGGCAGCAGCAACGAGACAACTCGTTATAATAATGCTGCCACAACCACCAATACCACCACGACCAACAACGGTCTTGAGGGCGTGAGTGATATTGAGTCAGCATTTGACGATCTACTGGCGTAGTTGACCGCCCCCGCAGGGAGGCACGGGGTACAGGTGCCTCTCCACTTTTGGAGATAAAATGGCTAAAGATAAAAACACCCTTGCTAGCTCACTTCGCAATGAGCTAAACAAGGCAGCAAAAGAAAACATTGCGTTTGACTTACACGGTGATAACCCAACTGATGTGAAGACTTGGATTTCCACAGGTTCAACATTGCTTGATTATGTTATCTCTAACCGTCGAGACGGCGGTATTCCCGTAGGCAAGCTCACGACTATTGCAGGTGAATCAGCCAGTGGTAAAAGTCTTTTGGTCACTCAGATTCTAGCCAACACACAAAAGATGGGCGGTCTAGCAGTTTATATCGACACAGAGAACGCTGCTTCGCCAGACTTCATGGCTCAGTTAGGGCTGGACACCAAGAACAACTTCATCTATGTCCAGCCAGGAACTATTGAAGAGGTGTTTGAGAATATCGAACGCCTTATCGGCTTGATCCGTGAAAAGGCACCAGACAAGCTTGTTTGTATTGTTTGGGACAGCGTTGCTGGTACTCCAGTCAAGGCTGAGGTTGAGGGCGACTATGACCCCAACAGCCGCATCGGTCTTACCGCCAAAGCCCTAGCCAAGGGAATGAGAAAAGTAACAGAAACCCTAGGCAAAGAGCAGATTGCTATGGTCTTCACTAATCAGTTGAAAACCAACATCGGCGTCATGTTCGGCGACAACCGAGTTGAGCCAGGTGGCAAAGCACTACCGTATCACGCCTCCAGCCGCATCTGGCTCACTCAGCACAAGGGCAAAGCCAACGGTCAGATCCTTAATGCTAAGAAGCAGGTTATCGGCTTCCATACCAGTGCTAAGACAATGAAGTCTCGTTTTGGACCATCGCCACGAACTTGTGAGTTTGATGTGTTGTTCGATCTTGAGAACGACCGAGTTGGAGTTGATGATGAAGGATCTTGGCTTAGTGCTATCGCTAATACCCCTGGCTGTGTTCGCAGCGGCGCTTGGTATACTATCAACGTTGACGGCGAAGATAAGAAGTTCCAGGCTAAAGAGTTTTTGAACCTACTGGAAGATAAGAAATTCCGTGCAAGAGTTCTTGACATTCTAGAAGATGAGTATAGAATAGGGAAGAAATAGGGAATGAAATGGAACACGACCCGACAAACGAGATCCGCAACAAGTTTCTCAAGCTGGCTCTCCGCCGCATCGACGGAGAAGAATACAGCGACCACATTCAGCATCGCCACGCTGCTGTTATTGTAAAAGCGGGTCGAGTACTTTCAATCGGCAGAAACCGAAACAAGACGCATCCTAACTCAGTTGGAGTTGATGAAGACGGCGAAGTTTTCACCAAAACTATCCATGCTGAGATGGATGCGATCTTGCGGGTAAAAAACAAATCACACTTAAAAGGTGCGACCATATATGTTGCTCGCAAGGGAAGAAACGAAAAAGCGGGGATGTCGTGTCCCTGTAAAATGTGCCAGAAACTGATTAGCAAGCACGGACTGAAAAAAGCAGTCTTTACAACTGAATACGGCACAGGCACACTAGAGTTTGACGGAGAAGAGAAATGAAACGACTGCTTATCATCGACGGAATGAACCTGTTTATCAGGAACTACGTGATGTCCCCACAACTAGATGCGAACGGCAAGCCAATTGGCGGCTTGACTGGTTTTATGAGGTCCCTTCAAAAAGAGGTTCGCCGAGCAAAGCCTGACCGAGTTGTAATCTGCTGGGAAGGTCCTGGCGGCTCCCAGAAACGGCGGGAGAAAAACAAAAACTATAAAGTTGGTCGCAAAGCCCCACGACTGAACCGAGCATATGAGTTCAATTCACCAGAAGAAGAGCGTGAGAACAAATATGCACAACTGGTTCGTTTGACAGAATACCTCGACCATTTGCCTGTTTTACAGCTTTCATTAGAGAACGTCGAGGCTGATGACATTGTCGCCTGGATTTGTAATTCTGGCGAGTATGCAGAATGGCAAAAACTGATTATTTCAAACGACAGAGACTTCATTCAGCTTTGCGACGATAAAACAGTTCTTGTCCGCCCAGGGAAAAACGAGGAAGTATTAAATAAGAACAAGGTCCTCGAACAATACCAGATCCACCCACGCAACTTTGCCTGGGCACGAGCTATCACTGGCGATAAATCGGATAACCTGGAAGGGGTCAAGGGACTTGGTTTGGCGACGGTTGCTAAAAGATTTTCCTTCCTTTCAGAAAATAAAGACTATGGGCTCCAAGACATTCTAACGCACGCAAAAAATAATAATTCTAAAATCAAGGCTTATCAGAGTGTTCTGGACAGTGAAGAAATTATTGCGTCAAATTACGAAATTATGCAGCTATATACCTCTACCATCTCGTCCCAAGGAGTTCAAAAGCTCAAATATGCGGTTAAGAATGACGGGGTCACTCTCAACCGTTCCGAAATTAGAAAAATGCTCCTAAAAGACGGAATTGGTACTCTAAACATAGACGAACTAATGCTGATGTTGAATTCTCATCAAAAATAATGAGGATTTCTTACACATTCGTTTTTTCTGTGTATAATGTTTTACGACCAAGAGGTGAATAATGACTGAACATCAAGTCGAAACAGAGACTTTCAGCAAGTTCGGCAAAACCTTTCAAGAAAAGTTAGTAAAGACCATTCTATTTGACCGCAATTTTGCGAACCAAATGGAAGAGGTGCTAGACACCAGCTATTTGGAACTAAAGTATCTCCAAGTCTTTGTAGATTTGATGTTCCAGCACAAGCAAGACTATCCTCACCCAACATACGAGGCGATGGTTTCAGTAGTCCGCACTCAAACTGATGATTACTCAAGCAGCATTATCAAGCAAGTCATCGACTTTATGGCTCGCATCAAAAGCAATGCTATCGGGGATGAAGACCAAGAATACGTCATGGAAAAGTCCTTGGACTTCTGCAAGAAGCAGAAACTCAAGGAAGCGATTCTAAAATCGGTAGGTCTCCTTCAGAGCCAGAGTTTTGAGCAGATTCAGAAAGTCATTAATGACGCTATGAACCTTGGTGCCGACAATAACCACGGGCACGACTACCACAAAGACGTCCTTGACCGCTTTGAGCTTAAAATGCGTAATCCAGTCTCAACTGCTTGGGATGAAATAGACAGCATTACCAAGGGCGGCTTGGGCAAGCGAGAACTCGGCGTTGTAGTAGCACCAACTGGTGCTGGTAAGTCAATGGCCCTCGCACACCTTGGGGCAATGGCGGTAGTAAAAGGAAAAACAGTAGTTCATTATACGCTAGAACTAGCAGATACTGTTGTGGGTCAAAGATATGACTCCTGTATCACAGGCATTAGACTACAAGATTTGATGTCTATGAAAGAATCGATTATAGGCATCATTGAGCACATTCCAGGGCAACTCATTATTAAAGAGTATCCAACCAAGTCAGCAACCACTAGGACTCTAAATACCCACTTGGAGAAGTTGCGTCAAAAGGGTATTGAGCCTGATATGGTTATTGTGGATTACGCTGATCTGCTCAAACCAACAGCAACAGGTTTTAAATCACAAGAACTACGGCATAGCCTAGGAAATCTCTACGAAGAACTACGAGGCATTGCCCAAACTTGGGATATTCCAGTATGGACAGCATCCCAGACAAATCGCAGCGGATTGAACGCTGAGGTAATCACTATGGAATCGATTAGTGAAGCATTTAGCAAGTGCTTTGTAGCCGATTTTATCTGTTCTATCTCCCGCACGATGGAAGACAAGACCGAGAATAAAGGTCGTATGTTTGTCGCCAAAAACCGCAACGGCATTGACGGCGTCGTCTATCCAATGGAAATCGACACTGCGAAGGTCCACCTTCGAGTGCTCCCACCAGACGAAGACTCCTCCATTGATGCTGTGGTCATGAAGACCAAGCAAGAACAAGACGAGCATCTGCGGCAGAAATACAGACAATTTAAGGAAGAAAGAAGAAAAAAAGCCCAAGAAAAACGACAGGCTTTAGGTAATGATAACAATCAAGAACAAGGAACACAAACAGCATGAGCAATCAAGACCTATCAACACAAATCCTATCAGACATCACAGTGTACATGAAGTATGCTCGTTACTTGCCTGAAAAGCAACGACGAGAGACTTGGGATGAACTGGTAACTCGCAACTTGGAGATGCACGTAAAGAAGTATCCCCAACTTAAGGGCGAGATTGTTGAAACTTATAGAAACGTTTTCGACAAAAAGGTGTTGCCTTCAATGCGATCAATGCAGTTCGCAGGCAAGCCCATCGAAATCTCACCAAACCGTGTTTTCAACTGTGCTTATGCTCCAGTGGATGATTGGCGAGTTTTCGGCGAGATTATGTTTTTGCTTCTCGGCGGCACAGGCGTTGGCTACTCTGTCCAGCAGCATCACGTCGATGAACTACCAGAAATCCGCAAACCAAACCCTAACCGTTCAAGGAGGTACCTAGTAAATGACAGTATTGAAGGATGGGCTGATGCCGTCAAATATCTTATCCGCAGCTACTTTTATGGTGGCTCAAAGCTACGATTTGATTTTAGCGATATTCGCCCTAAAGGTGCTCGCCTTGTAACTTCTGGCGGAAAGGCTCCAGGACCACAACCACTAAAAGAGTGCCTGGTCAAAGTAGAGGGTGTTCTCGCAGAAAAGAATGACGGAGACAAGCTTTCAGCTATTGAAGTCCACGATATTGTTTGCCACATTGCTGACGCTGTTTTGGCTGGTGGTATTCGCCGTGCTGCTCTCATTTCCTTATTTTCTGCAAGCGATAACGAGATGATCTCAGCCAAGGCTGGCAACTGGTGGGAAACCAACCCACAGCGAGGACGAGCCAACAACTCTGCTGTGCTTTTGCGGCACAAAGTAACAAAATCATTCTTCCTAGACCTATGGAAGCGAGTTGAAGCATCTAACGCTGGTGAACCAGGAATCTACCTTTCCAACGACAAAGACTGGGGAACTAACCCTTGCTGTGAAATCGCACTAAGACCATTCCAGTTCTGTAATCTTACAGAAGTCAATGTAAGTAATATTAAGGACCAGCAAGACCTTGAGGATCGAGTTCGTGCTGCTGCCTTTATCGGTACACTCCAAGCAGGCTACACAGATTTTCACTATCTCCGCCCAGTTTGGCAACGAACCACAGAAAAGGACGCTCTCATTGGCGTCTCAATGACTGGGATCGCTTCAGGGCGAGTTCTACAAGACGATATTGATTTGACTGCTGCTGCTCACGTTGTCAAGGAAGAGAATGCTCGTGTCGCTCAGTTGATCGGCATTAACAAGGCTGCTCGCACAACCTGCGTCAAGCCAGCAGGAACAACCAGTCTAGCACTCGGCACTTCCAGCGGTATTCACGCTTGGCACAACGACTACTACATTCGTCGCATTCGTGTCGGCAAGAACGAGGCCATTTATGGTTACCTTTCTGAATACCACCCAGAGTTGGTTGAGGACGAATACTTCCGACCACACGACACGGCAGTCATCTCTGCTCCACAGAAGGCACCAGAGGGCGCTATTCTACGCTCTGAGACCGCCCTTGAACTACTTGAAAGGGTAAAGCGGGTAAGCGTTGAGTGGGTTCGTAGAGGCCACAGAACGGGCCAG